TGTTTATAGCGCGGCCTCATGGCCATAAAAGCCGGGATCCACCCGAGTAGCTGATAGACAGGCGAGCGCCCACACACCAATATGCATACATCGTTAGGTCTAGATCGCTGAGACTCTTGGAGTATTAGATGACCAGTCGCGTATTTAGTGTGCTTAACCTCGATACGTGCCTCAGGCACCTCTACATCGGCCTCATCCTTAAAGGTATGGATAGATGGCACAAAGCCCCTCACGCCAAAATACTCAGCTACAGCAATCTCAGCGCCTACACTTTCGGCGTGCTGGGCGATCATCTCGTGATAGTTAAGCTGCTGATTAAACAGGCGAAACCAATCATCCGACATAACTGCAGCTCTTTCTAAAGCTGTGCGATGGGCCGTGATCTCTTGAGCCCTATCTAAGATCACGCGATCAAGCATTAGGCCCTGCACTCTGCGCACATCCATTGGATCACTTCGCCCCCGAGGTCGCGTACCGTACGCCCACCTACGACAGATACCTTTTTAAGGCATACATCGCATGTATCGGACTGAGTAATGGTTACTGCACCATCGGCATGTATCGTTGTGGCATAGCCATCTTTGATAAAAATTAAGTCGCCCATGGCTATACCTGAGGCTTCCACTTACCGTCACTAGCTAGTACGTGCCAGTTAGGGTTGCATTGTGTGGCCTTTGTTTTCTCTGTACAGAAATAACCGCCCCAATTCTTAGGGCTGCCCTTTGCGGCTTGCTTCCAAATCATCGTGCCATGAGGGCAGCGTGGGGCAGCAGCTACGAGTTCGCCTCCTAGTTGTGCTCCTATCTCTGCTACAGCCGTTGTAAGGGCCGTTGTGCCTGTATCTTGGGCAGTCTTAATTGTTGCCCATGGATCAGGCGTTGCAGGTAGAGCCTCTACGCGCTCCATATCCTGACGTGTAGGGCGCCCGGCATCGCTAGGAGATAACAAACCTATAACGCGACCATAAGCGCTTGTAACTGTGTCCTCTACTACCCATTTTTTCATATTTTGAGTAAGGCTTGCTACGTTGCCATAGGCATAATCAATAGCACTAGGCAGATGATCCTCGTACTCTTTGTAGGCCTCAGCTCTAATAAGGATCCAACCCTCTTTTAGATTTACATCCTCGATGTAAGCGACAAGGCGCCCGGCAGGATATTCAGCCCTAAAGCGCTTAATGCGTGTATTAACGTCCTCATAGTTATCTAAGAAACTCATGATTTTAACTCCAAATTTGTAAAATGCTTAACGTCTTTTAAGTAATCGCTGTTAGCATCCATGGAAGCATCAAGTTCTCCGCCAAAATCATCTAAATACTTTTTTATTTCCTGTTGGATAAGTAAATCTAAATAAGTGTGATAACCCTCAGGTATACGTTGCTCTTTAATTTCAATAAGCATGCGTAAATGAGCCTGTGCCATGTGCAAGGCTATAGCTGTATCAATGTCCTCATTGAATAAACTCATTAGATTAGCTCCTTATCTTTCAGAGCTTGAGCGATTGCGCGGCCTCGTACGTAGCCCTCACCGTGACCATGCTTAAAGCCTATGGAGTATCCGACTGTCATAAACAAAAAGCCTAGAGCACAAGCCCCTAGGCCGATCAATATGTCTAAACTATTCATTATTAGCCCTTTGTTCAGGCTGATTAAGCTACCGAGTAGCCCTCTCAGCGTTGTAACAAAAGTATGAGGGTAAGTACTGACAAATGGCAATACGACACGCCTAACGAGCTAAACGATCCTCGAGTAATATCTCGTAAATCTTATCCACGCGTTGCTCAATACGCTCCACACGCCCGGCAAGGTTATGGCCGCCGTTGCCGTCCGGCTTTAACTCGCTGAGGTAGTACTTAACCATCTTACGGATAAGCCCAGCCCATAGCCCCAAAATAGTAAAGCTGCCTAGAGCAATACCAACTATGAGCTGAGCCTGTTCCATTACTTCTTTACGCCAAACTGTCCCTCGGATGGCTGAAGCGCCTTAAGTAGTGGACCAATTAGACCTGCAATAAAGGCGTTAGCCAATACCTTAGGATCTGTAATACCGCTCATGTACAGCGCTGCCGCACTAGCGATTGCAGCTCTGCCGTATGACTTAGCTGCTGCGATTGCTTGCTTTTTCATTGTGTTGCTCCTAAATGCCCCTTAGGATTTGTCTTACTGTAAACCTAAACTAGAGATTAAAGCCTTAGCCTTAGTCGGTGTCACCTCTACCTCAAAGTGCATATCATCCGGCCGAGACTTAAAGTCTCCGCCCCACTTGAGGCCATACTTTTTAGCAAGCGCCCGGATCATCGGTACCTGCTCAGCCGGAAAAGTGCCAACCTTGCCTAGAGGATGCTTAGTAGCGTTAAGGTCTATAGCAGTACCGGATGAGTGGCACGATAGTTTTGTCGGATTACCTCTAACCATCCTGTAGGCATAGCCCCAATCGTCAAAGGTACCCTCATCTATCGGCTCAATTAGCTCATGAAACTCGGCAGCAAAGGCCGCCAAGAGAGGCCCAACACTCTCGGCGCACCTTAGCTTACGATCCGTACCCCTTACAGGGTAGGACTTTATCTTTATAGCATCCGGATCTTTAGATGCCGGGTAGCCGTTGTAGCTAGTCTCCATCGATCACCATCGGTGTGGATTGTTGCGCTTGCTGGCGGTCGTATTCTGACTTAGGCATTGAGGTAAACTCTTTGTTGCCTCGGTCAATAATGGCGTGTTCTACAAGATCACCTGTAATTGGTTCAATGATTTCAATAAAGGTTACATTTTCCATTTTATAACTCCGCACTATATCCGATGTAAGCAGAAGTACTATTTTCTGCAATTAAAAAATAAGGTCTGTATTGTGTTAAACCAGAAGCCACAGTAGCCGTTACAGTTACAATGTTACTTGAAATTTGTGAACCAGTTATTGCCAAAGCGGTAACTGTAGTAACTGCTCCAGTATCATAAACCGCCAATGTTGAATATTCTATTGCTGCACTACTAGTAGAACGCAAAGAAACAGGCGTTTTTATCTGTAAGAAAACTTGAGTTGCAGAATTTGCCATACCAAAACCCAGATTTGAAAAGGATTGAGTTGCAGTTTGGCGGTAGTAATACCTCTGGCAGGCGCTAAGTTCTCCTTGAATTGTTGCCCCATTAGTACGGAAAGGGAGTGCCACGCTGCCAATGTCAATCTGCACTCCAGTCAATTCGTAATAATCATTGACGCCAGCAGTTCCAGTTGGAGTTGAGGCAAAGTAGGTTGAAAGTTCAGTCGCGGTTGCTGCAACAGTTCCTGTGACAGAAAATCTTTGCCAAGTTGTTGTCAAGGTTGCAGTGACAGTTCCAACAGTTGCAGTGCCTGTATAACCAGCATTGGCTTGTTGGTCTGTGCCTGTACCAGAATAAAGAGTTGCTGCTAAAGCATTTGAGGCAGCCGAATAGTTTGCTCCTGCTCTGGCATAAAAACTAAAAGTAACAGTTTTACCAGTAAAAGGAATTGAATTAATTGTTTCAAATGAATTAGCAAAAGCACTTCCATTTGTACTTGTCTCTCCTGAGTTTCTTTGCACTCTGGCGCAGTATTGAATATTAGGCAAATTTGTAGTGTCGTTTGTGCTTTGTCTTGCAACCACCATTGCATTAGCACCGTTTGCTAAATTCCATCTATCAGCAGTATAAACTTGAGATGAGGCTGGAACTGCAACAGATGTTGAGCGTTGCCACACTTGAAAGGCTGAATTTATGACTGGATTGGCTGCCACTGCCTTTGTTGCCATTGTCGTGTCAATGGCATTGCCTAGTGTGCGGATAGCCTGTGCGCCGTCTTTTACAAGGCTCGTGTTATCCGGCTCGCTCCAGCCGTAGTTAGTACTCGTTGCCATAGTTATCCTCTTTTCTTATCGTGTGTAAATATATACGACTGCAATAGATCCATATCCACCTGCCGCACCGTTGCCTGATCCGTATGAAGTTTGGAAAGCACCGCCGCCACCACCACCTCCACCGTTACCAGTTAGGTATAAAACATTTTCGCCTGTGATACCGCCTAAAGTAGCTGCATCTTGCTCAGCATTACCGCCTTGTCCACCTGCTCCGCTATTGCCACCACTAGCTGCCGCGCCTGCTCCACCTGATCCACCAAAAAGAAACGATCCGCTATTGCCCTTAGCGCCGCTACCTCCACCGCCACCGCCTGCACCCGATTTAATATTTGCAGGTAGTCCTAAACCTGTAGGGACAGTAAGAGTTGTACCTGCTCCAAATCCATTTTGCCCAGTATTACCGTTACCTGTGCCTGTTACTCCTGCTCCACCTGCACCTGATGGGGTGCCTGTTGCAGATGCGTAATAGATAACGCTGGCATCCTTTGAGTACAGACCACCGCTAGCTGCGG